TGTTCAGGCATTTGTAAGCTATCTGAATTTAATTGTATTCCATAATCTTGTGCAAGTCTATGGAACATCTGTATCTTCTGTTCGTAAGTTCCATTAGCCAGCGTGTAATGCGCCCGACCTAAACCTTGTATCCAAGCTACGGGATGAATGCCGTGCTTTTGAAGTTCAGGAATAAATGGGCCAATCGCTTCGGTTAATTGTCTAGCATTGTCAGCTTCAGCTTTGTAGGCAGATACGCCTTTCTTGTACTCGGCTTCACGCTGGTTAGCATATTCAGCAAACTTAGCAAACTCTGCCTTGTCTAGCGGTTTGCCTTCTTTCATCTTCTCCCATACATCTACATACTCTTTTTTCCATGTAGTTGGGCGTTTTACTTCTTCAGCCACAGCAGAAACTTCTGCCACAGGTTCAGATTCTTTAACGGGATCGGCTTCGGTATCGTTTTCTGCGCTGGTTTCTTTGGCTTTGAAACGACCTTTTTCGTCACGGTCGGGGGTTTCTTCGCTACTTTCTTCACTGCTTTCGGCTTCGATTGGATCGTCATTTACTTCAATCTCCTTTTCTTCAGGTGCTTCAAGCGTGCCTTCTTCAGCTTGTTCTAATGCGGACTCCAAGAGTTCTCGTCTATCTAATTCGTCAGCCATTTGATGCTCCTATCGGTAGTTAAGTTTGGAATACGCTATTTCTGCAATCTGCCGCTTACGGGCTTCTTGGTCTTTACGGCTAAACTCGTGGACTTTCTGTTGCATGGGTACATCGTTGCCCAGTTCCACACAGTTATTGCGTTTAAGGTTCTCACGGTGCTTTGAACGGCTAGACACCCATGTGCCGTCAGCCATGCTAATGTGACCCTCAATATCAGGGATAACCATTGGTGCTTCCCTTACGGTCATCGCTTGTTTTTGCCGCCAAGCCTTATCCGCTTCCTCGCCCTCAAACGGTAGATTCCAGTAAGACAGGTACTTTTCACGGTCATCAAACTGGCTTTGGTCGTACTCCTCATGCTCTACTTTGCAGTGTGGGCAGGTAACTTTTATCTTTACTAGCACTACATTCTCCTTATGATTTCAGGTAATTGGTCATATTCATGGGGTCTAAGTACGCAAATACTGTCGTACCAACGGGCATTTTTCCATCTCCAGCAGACAAATTCCTCTTTTGGCAGTAAAACCACGCACTTTACGCCCAATGCGCCAGCTAAATGCGCTGTTCCTGTGTCTACGGTAACGATTCCCTTCATGGCTTTCATGTGGGATGCGGTTTGCACCCAGTTTGTTTTCCATCCATCGTTAGGTAGGGGGTGAAATAGCCCATCTGACTTAGGATTTAGGCTATAAGCGTCATCTCCGACCAGTTCGTGCATATGTCGGTAGTCAATTGACTTGATGTAGTACAAGGTTTGCTTGCTTGCTTCCCAATTTACCCCGATTTTGGGTGGAATATTGCTGGGCAGGGCGTGTAAATAGCCTTCAGAACCCACAATTTTCTTACGGGTCACTGGAAACATGGCTTTTACCAGCGGATGCGCCAGCGAAATGTAATACGGTAGCGACATTGACCCGATCCAGTAGTCCGATTGGGTAGCTACGCCTTCTTCTAGGCTATTTGAGAACACATCTACGCTGTGAATCTGCCCTAAAAGGTGGTGCAGACTGCTTTCTTGTAAGACTACGACCTGTTTTGCACCCAAAGCCTTGAGCGCAGGTAGAAAACGGGCAAACATTAGGATGTCACCAAAGCCTTGCTCCATCTGTACGGTGATGGATTTACCCATTAAGGGTTCACCTCTCCATACAGGCATTTTTAGCGCAGGTGCGTAGGGCTGGGCTTGCTGGGCAATAATGTCAGGATGCCACCGATACTCGAATAATCGGAATCCAGCCTCGTATCTTCCAGCGTGTAGGTGTTCGTAAGCTAGTTTGTACTGGCTATCAGCGTTTATTGCAGAAGTATTAATATGGATTCCTCATCGTCAAGTTCCTCTTGGCGTTTGGCTTCCATTACTCGCAATTGCTCTTGAATAAGATATTGCTGGTGTCTGTAAGCTACTGCCGCAAGGATGTTATCCCGTTGTCTTTCAAGGTAGCTTATAGACCGCTGTAACTCTAGTGTATCGTCTGACGGTATATCAGCCTTAACCTCTTGTTTGGATTGTACTTTAGCTTTCTTAACTTTTGCAACAGGCGCAGGATCAATCAAATCCTTGAACGCTTGTTTTCTTGCATCGTTTGCTTCTTTGACTGCCTTCTCAAGCTTGCGCTGACGGTCAGCAATCTTTGCGGATAGTTTGCGTAATCTTTTTAAATCATCTTCTGTCCAAGACGCATCGTCACCACCTACTTTTCCTGTAGATGGTGGCGGTGTGTAGACTTGGAATGCGTTGTTTTGGAACGCATTGGCTTGGAAAGCCGTAGAAAACATTACTGTACCGTTTCAGGATCTTTGGTTAAAGATTCTTTAAGCAGGTTTACAAATGCTTGCTGACCAATGCGTAACTGGTCAAGATTAAAGGTTGTTGAGCTTATTTTGCGGTCTAAATCCGCTACATGATTGACCAAAACTTGCTGTTCTTGGGTCATGTCCTCAAATACATACTCTTTTCCATCGATTGTTACTGGCGTTGTTTTTTTCTCAGCCATTTCACTCTCCTAAAATGCTAACAAAAAAAGGCTGTTAGCTTGCCCAAGGTACTCCAGATTCTTGTACTGGATTCTTTTGTGCTTCAATTTGTGCTGCAAGACCTTCTTCTACTGTGTCTTTACCAAGCGATTCCTGCACCCAGCCAACAACTTCAGTTTCAGTTAAGTCTGCGTAAGGCACATAAGAACCTTCGCCCTGTGTGTAGCCTACTGTGCCATAGGTAGAAGCAGAGTAATCACCATCTACTGCGTTTACTGTGTAATGTACTGTAACTACAAATCCATCAGAAGTAAGTCTATCCATCTGTACTACATTCCATGTAAAGTTCATTTTTTATCCAATCATTAAAATGCAAGGTACGCAATAAGAACCATCTGCGTAGGTTGTTGAAACATAGTTACTTGTTACTTTAGCAACAGTAGAACTACGGCAAATATCGTCTGTTTGTGGTCTAGCTGTACCATCACCAGCAGATTCAAGTAAATCGCCATTTTCTACTACTACGCCTTGTGAAATACGGATTACAAAGTCACCTGATTGTGCAACATAAAAATCATATGGGTTATCTTTATCGTCTGTATCGTACATATCAAATACACCAGCAACGGCTTTAGATTTGGCTGTAGTTGATACTATTGTTTTAGTAGCTTGCTCGTTGGCTTGATTCCATTCGCACATATCGTTAGTAGATTCCAATACAGAACCACGATAAACTTCAGGCTTACCAATTTGGTTTTGCCATTGTGACCAACGAGATAAGTGTCCACCATTGTAGGAAACGGTAGAGCCTGATACAGAGATGCTTCCTTCAGTTGAATTGTCTTGTCTAAATTCAACTAAAGTCCCATCATCTGAGTTTCTATTAACAATTAAAACTGGATTTCCACCTCTTGTAATTAAAAAACCACCATTTGCACCTTCGTATTCAACCCCATTAGTACCAACACCAGTTGTTGTTTTTCCCATTAACACAAAACCACCAGAGGTAATACGCATCCGTTCTGCTGCATTTGTCCAAAAAGTTATTGGTGTAGCACCGCCTGTGTATATATACCCTGTGCCAGCGGCAACACTAGCAGATGCATTTGAATAACCTACGCCAAATGATTGTGTTCCACTAGAATTATAAAAATTTAAATTTGAATATCCTGAAACACTAGAACATTTGATTCCAAGCACATCACTAGACGAAACAATGCTAACTTTTTCTGAACCCAATGAAGATGTAGTTCCAATTCCAACATTACCACTAGAATCAATACGCATCCGTTCTGTGGAGTTAGTGCCAAAATAAAATGGTGTTGCCCCGCTTGTATAGTGATACATACCACCAGTACCAGTAGCATAAAATGAAGCAAGACCGCCATTTGCTGTTGAACCCAAACTTTGTATAAAGTACCCGTTATTAGTTTGTATGTAGAACTGTGAATACGATCCAGCCCCAGTATCTGAGTTGTATACGCTTAGACTTCTTGCCCCAGCGTTTGCAGATGCAACAGAAACATCACCATTGGAATCAATACGCATACGCTCAACACCACCTTCTGTAAAGGCAATAGTGTCGGCTGCTGGGAAGAAGATACCTGTGTTTTCGTCACCAGTACGGGTAAAGGAAGGTAGCGATGCTGTGCCTGCAATGCTAGTTGCAGTTTGACCATTGGCATTTAAACGTAATGCCTCTACACCGCCCTCAGTAAAACCAATCGTATCGGCAGCTGGAAAGTAAATGCCTGTATTGCTATCGCCTGACGTGGTAATTGATGGGGCAGAAACAGTACCAGCACCAAAAGTAGCTACGCTTGAAACAGATATGTTAGTAAAATTACCATCTGCACCACCGCCTAACAGTTGAATTGGGGTTGTGGCGGCATTTCCCACCCATACCTTTTTATCGGTAATGTTAATAGCGACTTCACCTTGTACCAAACTTGTTGGCACACTGGTTGTCGTTACGCTGTTTTTTAGCTTAATTGTCGTTGGCATATTGCTTTCCTTTAGAATGTACCGCCATCCATTGTTCCTGTTATTTTACTTCCATCTAGGCTAGTTATCCAAGACGGATTTGCATAACTGCCACTTGTGACTACGACTGTGGAATCAATAGCAATAGTGACGGCAGATGATCCGTTATAGCTAGTTCCTGTTAAACCTGTTCCGATAGTCAAAGCATTAGGGTTAGCGGCTGTAATTGTGCCTGACGCACCCAAGGCAATACTTGTGCCGTTGACCGTTATTGCGCTGTTGGTTAATTGGCTATTAGCAATGCCACCTAGTGTGCCGCCCAATGTCAAGCTACCGCTAGAAGTTACCGTGCCTGTCAAGGTAATGCCATTGACCGTACCTGTACCGCTAACGCTAGTTACCGTACCTACATATTGGTCATTACTGGTAATTGTAAAGTTAGGGTAAGTACCTGTAACCGTTGTTGTTCCTGCACCAGTAAGGCTAACCGTTTGGTCAGGGGCGGTATTGGTAATGGTTACATTGCCCGTTCCTGCGGATACGCTAATGCCTGTACCTGCGGTGGCTTGGGTTACACCAGCGTTAGCGATAGTGATAGACCCTGCGCCCTCAGTAATCGTGATGCCTGTACCATCGGTTAGGTTAGCATTCTTCCATACACCAATGGGGGAAGTGGTTGCATCATAAATGAGCAAGTTACCGCTTTGGGGCGAGGTTATCTGTACATCGTGCAGTTCGTCTAGTTCGTAGCCGTTGTCAATCTTGACATAGATAGACCCCACATTGTTATCTACCCGTTCTACCCAGCCTACGACTACTAACTGGTCAGGGGCTTGGGGCTTGGTAGTGGTAACTGCGCCAGCCGTGGTTGGCGATACATAGACCGTAGCACCTGCAATTAAGCCTGAAGTGTTTAGCTTATAAAGCGCACCCGATACGATAATGAAGCCTTCTGCACCGCTGGTCATGGTTTCAGCGACCAATCCAATTGTGCCAAACGATGTGGCTTCTACATTAGCCCTAGCCAATCTAACGGCTACACGGTTACCTTGTGCGCCTGAGATATAAACTACTTGGCCCTTGGTTAAGGTTGTACCGCTATCGTTATAAACCCGTGCATATTGTTGCGTACCGACTTGCAAATTGACATTGCCACCTTTAACAGCAACGGTTGGCACTCCATCGCCATCATCCCAAGACATTGTGCCTACAGTCGTAGGTACGGTTGCTGGGGTTGTATCTAAACCAAGCGAATTGGCGTTAATAATATTGCCATTATCGTCAAGCGTAACGGTTGAGTTTTGGATTAGCTTACCAGTAGTTTGGTCAAATCGGGTAATTGCATTGTCCGTAGCACTAGCTGGCCCAACAACATCTCCACCTGCATCGGTGTTGTCTACCTTCTGCCAAACTGTGCCGTTATATACTGCCCAATCGCCCACAAGCCAATCAGTAATCCCGTTAAGGTTAGTATTACCAGCAACGCTGACAACATAGTAATAACCTTTAGTACCAACAGAGGAAGTAAGAGTAGGGGTATTAGTGCTTGCATCCCATGTTCCTTGGTAATTAAGTGCGCCTAAGACTGCGGCAGGAAGTTCAGAAACAGGCACTTTACCGCCAGCATCAAGGGTAGCAACACCATTAGCCGCCCCAGCATCCTTAGTCGATGCAGTGCCTAGACCCGTAATATCTGTGTTGGGGATGGTCGAGGATGCGGTCAAGGCTGTTGTTCCTGCGCCCTTGACATAGCCTGTCAGGGTTGTTGCACCCGTACCGCCTTGGTTTACCTGTAGCGTTCCAGTAACATTGGATGCAGGAATGGTTACACCGCTAATCGTACCGCCTGTAATGGCTACGGCATTAGCGTTTTGCTCTGCCATTGTGCCAATGCCCGTTAGGTCATGGTCATCATTCCAATTTGACGGTTGAACTATGGTTGTATCCCCTGAATCGGGAATGGCACTTACAAACTTATGTTTGATTTCAATAGTCATTATTGAACGCCTATAATTTTACCGTCTTGTCCTCGTACTACCTGCTTGGGTCGGTTATGGTTCTCGTTAATGGTATTTACTAGGTCACCTAACGCCAAGGTCATCTGCTGGTTACTCATGCTGATAGCGTCAGCAATTGGCTGTAACGGATGCTCCATCGCTTTTGCCATATCCATCTCGGTCATGTAAGCCTGTTCACCGCTAGACTCATCTGCACCAATACGGGCTACCTCAATCTTAGCCCCGTTGTTAATGTGCGCTAACAATACCTGAGTATTGCGCTCGGTGTGCATCTTCATCTGAGCGACCTTGAGTTCCATTTCTCTGTCCATAGCATTGCGCTGTTCTTCAAGCTGGAACTTAAGCTGGTTCTCTTGGGCTTGGTACTCTTGTTTAGCCTTCTCCAGTTCCATCTGCATCTGCATCTTTTGCTGGTCAATCTGTAACTGCATCTGCATTTCAGCTTGTTTAGCCTGTATCTTGGCTTGCTCAATCTGCATCTGCATCTGAAGTTTCTGTTCTTCAGCGGTAGGTGGCTTGGGTTGTCCTTCTGCCATCTTCGCCTGTTCACGGAACTTGTCAGCGGTTTCGTCAATCATGCCTTCTAAGCCTTTACCAGCCTTAAATGCGGTGACACCAAACTTCAGCATCTCGACCAGCATTGGGGTAAGTTCAGGGTTAGCTTGGGAAGCTGGCACTGCTTGTTGCAAGAAGCCACTCATAGCGGATAGGAACTCTAGACGGTCAGCTTTTTCCTGCTGTTCGTCTTGGAATATCATTGAGTCGCTAGTCACCTCAACACGGAAGTTCTTAGCGGCTTCGTTACGCAATAAGGCTAAAGCTTGTGGGATTAATGCTTGATCCTGTGGGCTTAGTTGCATTGCACCACTGATCTTAACGATGGTGTCATCGGTAAAGTGGTTGCAGATAATCTGCGCCTTGATGCTCAAGAGTTCGGTAGCAAAGTCTACGACAGCGTGTTGCATGGTCTTTAAGCGACCTGCCGCATTGTTGGACTTAATAATCTGTGCGCCAAGGGTTTCATTGGGGTCGGTCTGCCCACGCTGAATGTCGGCAATACCCATAATCTCGTAAATCTGACCCTTAACTTGCTCCATTGCCTGATACGACATCTGTAGGGCTTGGGCAATCGGTGCAATATCTACAAGGTTGATAGCCCCCATCATTCCACCCTTCTCACTAAAGGCGGCATAGTTCTTGACAGGGATCAGGGTATTGTTCTCACCCTCGGAGAACAGGCGAGCAAGACTTGGTTCGGATGCGTCATAAACACCACGGACTTTTAGGGCGTTGATGAATCCATCAATACGGTCAGCCAGCGTGTCTAACTGCTTGGCTTGGTCTTGGTATAGCGTAAAGTCAGGGATTGGTTCTAGCTTGTCTGTAGTCAGTGTTGCGTACAGTGGTTTAGGGCAGGGCCAAAAGTTCTCAAGCTTTAGTGGGTCAGGTCGTGTATCAAGAATCTTGCCCATTGACTTGGATAACCAAATGACCTCGCCTGATGTCTTATCCCAAATCTCATAAATAACGGCTTCGGATGCGCCTTCACCCATCTTTTCGTTAAAGGTCTTGGATGTTTCGGGCTTAGTGTCTAGCGGAATCTTACCGCCTAATTCCTCACCGAAACGCTCGACAAGGGCTGGTCTTTCCATGTAGACCTTACGCCAGCAAGCGGTTACTTCTTCCCATGTACGGGCAATCGTATGACCAAAGTCACGCCAATAAACATAGTCAACGGGCGCACATTCGTACTCGATGCGCTCCTGATCCTCACGATAGATACCACCTTCTGTTTCGGCTTCGTCTGTATCTTCGGTTACCTGTAACCCATCTTCAGGCATACCTTCAGCCATGCCGCCAGCTTCACCAGCAATATGTGGTTCGTAGCGTACCCACGATGTACCACGCCCACCCAGTAAGCGGTCTAAGACCGACTGACTCATAGCAGACTTGTAGTCACCGTAATGGGTAATCTCATAGTCCAATGCCCGTTCAAGCATCATCGATGCTACCCGTGCCACTGGGTCGTTATCTCTGAACCTGCGGCTTACATCAGGGCGAGGCAGTCTAGCAAAGATTGCTGGGGTAATCGTTTGGACATTTGACCAAAGGATATTGAATCGTGCGTTAGGGTTATTACGAGTACGGCTGTCATCACGATACCGCTTGATGATGCGGTCAGTACGGGCTTCCCATTCCTTGTACGCCCTCTCATAACTAGCGATGGTGTTATACCAATCTTGATAGGTGTGATCCATGTTTATATCCTGCGGTAAGTTTGTTTAGGCGTTTGCTTCCATAGTTCGTCAAGGGTCACTTCATTTTGTCCAACAGATAAGCCTTTAACCCTTGTATCTTTGAGGATAGGGCTGTCCTCATCTTTCCAAACAATGCTGAGATAGCGCATTGCGTCTGCCGAGTGACTTGTCCAATCGTGCTTCGGGCGATCTCTAAATACTTTTTTATCATCATCCCATTCCCTTTGATATTGACGCAAACATTCAATAAGTTCGTCACACTTATTATCGAACCAAGCACGGGTTAATGCAAGTCGTGTTGCCTGTATTCCATCCTGAAGTGATAGGTTTGGAACAATTTTTAGCTTGTTTATGTCAATTTTTGTCGAAATTTGTTCGATTATGCTCTTGCCGCCACTCGCCAAAGTTTTAGCCCTAGCGTCATGGGGCAGGTAATGATAGCCATACTTGTACCCGTATTCATCCTCTTTCTGCGCTAGTAGTCCAAGGTAGTAAGGGATGGCTTGACCGTTAGACATATGGTGGTCTAGCACCCGTATCTCTCCATATACCACCTGAAACCAAATGATAGCCGTGGAATCATTAAAGCCTAAGTCCCAAACGGTATGGCATGGGAACATGGGGTCATAGTCCACCGTGGTAATGCGGTCAAGGTCTGTAATCCTACGCATTTCCTGACCGTAATATGCGCCCAGTATGGCGGCTTCAAAGCTACAAAGGAACTCTTGCTCGTACTGGTTAGCTGACATTGACTGCTGTGCGTCTAAGAGTTCAGCTTCAGGCAATAGTCCTGACTGGTCTGCTCTTAGGGTCTTGACATACCAGTTAGGGTTCTTTTGGGCTTCGTTATAGATGTCATAAAAGGCGTTATGCCCCTTGGGTGTACCGATGAAGGTAGCCCAGCCTTGGCGGTCTGTAAGCAATGGGCGAACAATCTCACCCCATAGCCTTGGCTTCATGTCTGCGTACTCGTCTAAGACCACCCCATCAAGGTATAGACCCCGTAAAGCATCAGGGTTGTCTGCGCCAAATAGTCTGATCTTAGCCCCATTGACTAACTCTATCCATAATTCAGATTGATTAGCCTTAACTATGGCTGGTTCTGCAAACTTGAGCAAGTAATCCCATGCAATGTTCTTAGCTTGGGCGTAGTACGGTGCTATGTAGGCGTAACGAGCGTTCTCTTTTTTCTCCATGACTGCCCTACGGATCGTGTCCGCAATGGTCGCTACGGTCTTTCCTGCTCGTCTATGGCATACCAATACAGCCCAGCGTTGGTCACGCTTATGAAAATCTATGAACGCATCCCGTGCCTTGTAGGGATACTCGTATTTTTTGACTACCTCAATCAAGGAATTTGTGTTCGTGTATTACCTTCATTGGCTGGTCATCATTGGTCGAATGCTCAGTTCTAGCCAGTTTAGGTAGGTGGTACTCCATTACGCTTTGTAGCATACCAAATGCTTTTTCAGGATTGGGCGGCACTACATACATTGGATTGCCTTCCTTACTGAATTTAGGGTTGCCATCTTTGTCGGTCGCTTGGATGCCATAGGCAACGCTCTGTAGCCATTCTTCCATTTTGTTGGCATTACCATCAACGAACCGAGCAATCGCTTCCCTAGCCATTCCTGTGGACTTATTGCCCACTCCTTTGGGTCTACCTGCTCTATTGAGGTTGTTTTCTACAGATTTCGACAGTTTATTATCCATACCTTATTCAAGTAGTTGTTAAGATAGATTAATGTTTGATACAATTATATTACAAAACAAGGAGATTGCAATGACACCCACTGTTAATGTTGATGTGCCTATGTCTAAGCCGATGCTTGATGCTCTTACCTTGCATGAAACCTTTTGTATTGCTTCGGGTATTGTTTCTGTGACTCATGAATCTGTGTGTTCTTTTCTATCTCAACGCTTTGGCGAACAGATGGCGAATCAATTTAGACCTGAATATCTGTATTAGTACCCTAACTGTCTTAGTAGGTTTGCGGTTAGGATTCCTGCATAGGGTTTCATCTGCAATGCCCGTAGGTCTGTCTGCGCTGGGGCGGTTGGGTTGGCAATACCACGCTCTTTGACTACATTGGGCAAAAGTTCAAATATATTGCGGTTTTCTTCCAGTACGCCAAGACCTTGACCTGCTACTCCCCGTGGGTAAGATGGGTGACCTGATTTCATAATCATTGGCTGACCAGCGAATATCTCGCCCACATTTTGTATACCGCCTTCTGCCGCATTGATTTGGCGTGGGTCGGTTACCGATAATCTAGCCTGACCGATGTTTAGACTTCCAGCATTTCTAAAGTCACGATCCATAATCTGCATAATGGAATCTCTTACGACCTTGGGGGCGGCTCTATATTGGGCAATACTTTCAGCGTTATCTACGCCTTTCCAGTTCGGGATAAGGTCTTTAATTGCGCTGTTGAGTTGCTTCTTGTCACCCCTGCTCATGGCGGCTTCTGCGTATCCCAGCATACTTTCACCCGTCATGTGGGCAAAGTCACCGCTGGTCGGGGCCATTCTCCAAGGTATGTACAAAGGATTCTGACCTGTAATCTCTTTGAGCATCTCAGCGTTTTTAATGATTGGCGATATTGCTTGTTGCGCTGATGCCCATACCTGATTGGGGTTGTTAAACATATAGTCCTGCCCACCGTAAAGGTGTACGGGTCTTTTAAACATAACATCGTTAACGCCAAGCAAGTCACCACCAGCGGCAGTGCGATCAGACATACTGGTTATGAATGGTCTACCTTCAAAGTCTGCCAGCGATACCTTGGGTATTACGGTCTTGTTAGTCTGCTCGACCACAGGCACGGTGCTTGCAATCTTTTCTTTTTCCAACACTCTAGGGTCAAAGCGTGGGTCAAACTCACCAATTGGCTTATTACGGATAGCGTCAGCTAAAGCTTTGTTTTGTGGTGCAATATATTGAATGCCACCAATCTTGGCTAGGTAATTCTCTGCCATGTTTGCGGCTTTGGGTGCTAATGCTCTAGCGGTTGGGGCGGCTAGTGGTGCGCCCATTGATGCTATAGCTACAGGCAACGCCAGCGGTTCACCCTGTTTAAAGCCTTTCTCACTACCGTATTTACGATCACCGACCATTGCGCCTTCAGCAAACCCTGTTTCATTAGGTAGTCGGTTAACGCCAAACATTTGGGTAAATGCTTGGGGGTTGTACATAAAACGCTGTGCCTCGGTGGGTAGGTTTACCACCCTATCACTAAAGGAGCGTAATGCGCCAGCTAAGTCCATTTACTTAACTTCTTTATCCATGTCTTTCAGTTTGTTGGCAAGCATAGCCCTGCGCTCTAGGCGCAAGCGTTGCTGTTTCTCCAGCGTGGATTCTTTGTGGGGCTGTAGTAAGCTGTTTTCGGGCTTTACCTTTTCTTTTTTAAACATTTTATTTCCTCATGTAATCGGGCGGTAATGAGAAATAGCGGTCACCAAACTTCATTACCTGATAACCCCTGTCTTGTTCACCTTGTACGCCCATCTGAAATGTAGGGTGTGCCGCACCTTTAAGCATCATGTAAGAGTTTTCGGGCAGATTGTAGTCCATACGGTATTGCATGGGTGTCGGGGCTACTGACCCCCAATGACCTTGGTTTTCACCGCCTTCTTGCTGGGGTTTCATCCCTGCGGCAATAGCGGTGGTGTAATCATAGTCAGCACCATGAGGGTCAAATTGACGCAAGATAGCGGCTAACTTCTGATTAACCATTACATATCCTTCATCTTAGAAGCAATCATCTCTCTGCGTGTGGGCTTTGCAGTCTTAGCAGATTCTTTAAAGTCTTTAGCGGTGGGTGCGCCTTCGCTACCTACCTTACGCATCTTTTCGCCTGATCCCGCCTTAATCCTAGCCCTCTTGCGGTGAATATTGGCATAAAGTCCGTCTTTCATTAGCATTTCCACCTTGCTCTAGCCGCCTTGCCACGCTCACCAGTCCATCCTTTTGACCTTGCACAGAAACTATCGTGCCTTGGGCCACTAGCTTGTGGTGCTTGTAGATTAGCGTTGTTTTTACGATTGTATGCCGCCCTACCTTTGGCGGTCATTCCTGCGCCCTGCTCTGTGGGCAGGTAGTTCTTATCCTTGCCCGTTGTTGTCTTAGGAATGGGTTTATCGTGCTTTTCTACTGCCGCACGAATGTCATCCCTACGACTCATGCCTTTTCCTCAATGTACTTAGCGTAGGCATCCTCAAGCTTTGCTTTGCGGCTACCCCTAGCGTTTTCACGCTCAACATTTAGGGCAATAGCTACCGCTTGCTTCTTTGGCTTGCCAGCCTTCATTTCGGTCTTGATGTTCTTACCGACTGATTCTGCACTGCCTGATTTATCGAGTGGCATAAATATCCTTTTATTTCAAGAACTTAAGTTTATAAGTCGTGGTGTTAATGAGGTCTGCAATCTCATCAATAATGTTCTGTAGTTCGCTGTCTTGCGGCAGGTCTTGACGGGCTTCTTTGACAAAGTTCTGTAAGGATTCCATGTAACGGATTGGGTCTTTGGGCTGATGGTATACGCTCGGGAAGTTAACTATCTTTCCATACTTACCAAAGTACGATTCTGCTAACTGGTCTACCAGCGGCACTACCCCATCATAATATTCGCCAAGTGCGCTGTGCTTTGAAAAACTGTCGGTAGTCCAATGGAAAAAATGCGTGTTAGTCGCTGAGTGTAATAATGTTGCTAGGAATAACGCACAATTTTCCATACAAATCCTTATGTTATGGGTGTAGTTTCCTCTATTTTATCAAGAATGTCGATATAAACAAGGCATCCACCGCCTTTTTTTATTGCGCCTCTTTCCAAAAATAAAACATCAATTTGACTGTCATCATCAAACACCCCTGCACCGTTACCGCCCAGTGCATCCCAAAGTGACTTGACACGATTGTCTAAATCTTGCTTACGCTTATTGGCAAAATGAATAACTATTTTCATTTCTAAACGAGCATCACCCAGCTTTGGTACTCTGTATTCAGCTACATAGTCAGCGACTTGTTTTTTAAATTCAATGGCTTCTTTGCTTAAATACCGCCTATGACCACTACTTTTGATGTAATGGTTTACGGTAGGCGGCAAAGGTAGGGTTAGTATCAACATTAAGAGAGTTTAACAATTCCACCGTATCTTGTGTCATTTCCTCAAAACTTGGTATATAAAAACCCCGACTCGAATAAGAGGGCAATCGTTTTTCTGTGCGCTTCTTCCCACCTAGCCACT